AAGTTGGCTGTGCTGAGTTGAAACTTTTGTCCTGTGTTGTCTTGTATTTCATCTTGGGCCAAGCAGCAAGGACGCACAGTACCAATGGGCGAAGCTTCGAGGCTGATCCAAGGCAGCACACAAAATCTATCATGAGGTATATTCAAAATTTGATCTTTCTACCAGCTTGTTGAAATTTCTGCACCAGTTGATCATATTCAGGATGATCGGGATTGTAAATGTTGTTGTCGTCAAACTGTTGTTGTGGCCAGGTGCCCCAATTCCACATTTTTTGAAAATTGATATGAGGTATCCCCAATTGATTGCACAGCTCAACAAACGCAGGAATTTCATTGTAGTTATCACGCTGCACCACAAAGTCTGCTGATAGTTTAGTGTCTGCACCCAGCTGCTGTATCTGCCACTTGACCCATTTTACATTTTCTAACAACAAATTCCAATCCCCGCCCACTCGAGTTTTGGCATAGGTTTCGGCACAGGCAGCATCAAAACTGATTCGTAATTCTTGCACACTGGGCAGCAAGGCCCGAATCTTGTTGGCTTTCTTTTGCAGATAACTGCCATTGGTTTGAATGATGTGACGAATATTGGGTTTGTTTTGAGCAGTGATATAGTCCAAAAGTTCATTGTAAACATCACTGATAAATGGTTCTCCACCACACCAACGTATCAGTATGGGTTGATTTTGTACACGGTCAATGATTTGTTCCCTTATGACTTGTACTATTCTATCATTGATAGGTCGAATGATGTGGTGTTTGTTGTTGTTGATAACTTCAGTTCTACAACTGGGGCATTTGAAATTGCATGTGTAATCAAAATCAAAAATTAAATTTTTTGGAATTTGATTGACCAAAGTGTCTGCACGAGTTTCAACTGTTAATGGACGGTCATCAACCACTGGTTCACTGGCATATTGTGTGGGATCAACGTCAGAAAAATAATTACAGATACGGTTGTTGCAGTAAAAATATCTGCCTTTTAATATTTCTTGTCTGATACTCTGTGCTATCTCACTGTTGAGTACTTGATAGATATCCGTGGTCTGCAATATGTTGCCCACAAACAATGGAATCCAACTGGGACTGCTGCAAATATAAACATCACCGTTGGAATTTACACCCAGAGTTTCCCAAGGCACTCTGCAAGGACTGGCGCTGAAATATTTCTTGTTGTAAAAAACTTGTTTTTGACGTTGTTGATTGCCTTGAGCCAATTCGTCGCCAGACTTGATGAGAGCTTCGTGGCTTTGACGCATCATGACTACAAACTGATCTATTTCTTGTTGTATATGACTGTGATTGGCCTGCTGACCTGCCACAAAATCATGATAGCTGGGCCAATCTGGACCAGCAAAGGTTTGATAATCACGCTGACTGATAAATGTGCTCAGCTTCATTTTTTCAGTGCTTCGAGCTCAGGAATTATATCCAAGCAAGATTCATTGCGTATGGCATCCAGCTGACGAGTCTTAAGCCAAAACTGAGGAATTAATTCACTATTATCTGTGGCATTCATGAATGTAATAGCAGATTCGAATCCTTGTGTGGCTCGACGCAACGGATCGCCCACTTGCTTTAGCCATTCTAAATGACTCCAATACACCGACTCCAGATGCGCTTTGTAGTCAGGGGGTGCAATGTCAATTCTATAATGAGCAGGATCCTGCAATATATTGATGTTAAAATCCTGAGGTTGAATCAGACCTTGTTGTACCCAGCTGCGATGAAACTGTGGTAAATGCAAGGCATTCATTATGCTGAGTGTGGCACTGATGTAAAAATCCACTTCGGGGCAGATTTCTAACATTTCTCGTCGATTCTTTTCTACCACTGCCCAGTCCGTACCTTTGCGTATGTATTCTGCTCTGGCACCCATGGCATCCAGACTGGCGCCGATGGCTACCGATTTGAACTGTTTCCAATATTCAAAGACTGAACGACCTTTTAATTCAGTGTGCGTGAAGTTTGTGTTGTAGATCAGTCTAACATCTGTGCGGCCACGTTGCAGCAATTCTTCCAGAATATTGTAGTGTTCTTCCATCAACAACGGCTCACCGCCAGCAAAATAGATCTGCTCCACATAGTCCAGGTGAGGAATTAATTGTTCCCACATGTCCGTTTCGGTGCGGCCTGCGTAGTTCAATGCTGTGTTACGCTGTTTCCAGTCAGGGCCGGCTAGGCGGGCCTGATCTGCGTACCATTGACTGCTGAATATGTGTCCGCAGCTACGACAACGAAGATTGCAAAGATTGCTAAAACGAATGTCCCAATAAGTCATTCGGAAATCAGGCTTGACCAAATTTATTTTATGAATCTGGTGCCCGTGGTGTTTGTTGGAACTTTGACGATCGCTACGGAATCCCGACGATTCGCGTTCATAACAACGCACACAGTAAGGATCAGTTTCGTCGTTGAGCAGGCGTGTGCGCAGTTCTTGCATGCGCGGACTATTCCAAATTTCTTCTAGATTGTTTTGTCTAGCATTGCCCAAGGGTTTGGCCTTCATACCATCATGTTCGGCAGCACAGCAAGGCCATACTTCTCCAGTGGGATAAGCATGTAAATGAATCCAGGGCAACATGCAAAATGTTTTGGATTTTTTTAATAAAAATTCTTCTTGTGAATTTAGTTCCACAGGCTTTACTAAATCAGTTGAGTTGTAACTGTATTGAGTCATTTGGCTTTGTTTATTTCTTCTCTGAATCTTTCTTGCAATCTGCGAATAGCAGCTATGTTGCGAGCATAATACTGCTCAACTCGTTCTGAGGGCACTACCATTCCACTCAATTGGAAAATTTCTTGAGAGCCAACCTGTTGTTGAGCAGTTTGCAGTATGGCAGCCAATGTACGACGCATGCCTGCATCCATGTTTCGATGAGCTACCACGATGTTAAACACTGTGGGCACATCAATGCCCAGTTCTTTGAGAGTGGGTATGTTTCGGGCCTGCGGCAAACGCTGTGCACAACTGGCTGCATATACCTGCATGCGAGTATTGGTATGCTGCAAGGCTTCAAAAGCTTCGTATCGGTCAATGGCCAAGTTGACCCCGTGATTGCCTGCTATGTTGACCACTGCATCATTGTTGCTTTTGAATCCCACATAGGTCACAGGCAGTTTGAATTTTTCACCCAGAGTCAGTGCTGTGAGATGAGCAGCATTACCTGGTCCCACACTGCCTACCATGATTTCACGCAGTTCTGTCAAGGGTTGGCTTATAATCACTGCCCAGCAGGCTTCGCCCAGGGTCAGCACCGGAACAAAATCATCTTGCTGTACTGTGCCCGATGACACATGTTCTGCAAATGCCGGAGCAATAATGGCCAAGCTGCGATCATTTATGCCTTGTAGAGCCAGTAATTGATTGCCACCGGGTCGAAATTCCAGCACAAATTTATAGGCCGATTGTGATTGGTTGGCTCGATCAATCACTCGCAGCATGGCCGGTGTGCCAGAATGACTGGCGCTGTAGGGCGATAGAATTTTCACAGTTTCCTGTGCACTGGCCAATTGTGTGACCAACATCAATACAGATAATAATATTTTTTTCATAATGTTTGATACCACTGTTTTAGTTCTGGAAAATAAGACACAAAATCTTTTTGCCTGCGAGCGTCGTACTGCTGATAAAACCGACCAAAATCGTTGTGCAGCTTGGGCATTTCAAATGCATCCGAATGCGGAGTTTTTACCACGTCAAGATAGTCAATTAGTCGCTGTGTGTGATTGATTTCGTGCTCGTGCAAATAGCTGTGACCACGATGTTCAACCAACCACTGTGCCAAATCTGTTCTGAATTGTTCACGCAAGTGATCGGGCAGCACCAGGGCTGATTGAAAGCTGGGGAATCGCAAAATATTTAGCGTGAAGTTTATGCGGTCTCGACCATAAGTCTTTTTCCATTCCACCAGCTCATTAAGCAGCCTGGGCAGTGTAGTTAAACACAGTGCGTTGATGGTGCACATCACATGCACTGTACGTCCAGCATCCAGCAAGGCCAGCACATTTTGACGCCACAGTGGATAGTCCAGACCGTCTCTAATATACTCTGCTTGCTTGCCCACTGCTTCCATGGAAGTATAGATTTCCACATCCATGCCTTCAGTTGAGTCCAGCAGCCGATACACATCCACCTGTGGACCCAGGTTAGAATTGATGGCCAAGCGTGTTTGACTGCGCCCAGGATTGTCGCGAAACCAGTCAATCAGCTTCCAAGTGGCGCCCGACATCAAGGGTTCGCCGCCAGTGATTCTCAGCTCTTGTAGAGTTCGATGTAGATCCGATTCCCACCAAGCAAAAAATGCGTCAACATATGGATTGCTTTCGTTAATCGTGTAACGTTGAGCAGCACTGTGAACATGGGTAAAGTGATTGCGCCCATCGCTAATGAGTCCGACATATGGTCCGTTATTTTTAATGTCCTTGACCCAAGTGCTACTAAAAGCGGGATTACAATAACTACAAGCGAACTGACAAGTACGGTCAAACGCAATTTCCAGCGTTCGAAGGTCGACGTCTTGATCTGGTGGTGTATTTCTAGCTTCATGCAGGGCCTGTATGGGATAAATTTTGCTCTTGTACACACGATCGCTCACAGCATCACGACCCATGTCTTCGATCTTCCAGCAATACTCACAGCCAGCAGGACGTTCTCCGGCCAGCATTCGACGCCGATCATCTTTCTTTTGATCGGTATTGTGCAGCAGCTTAGGGTTGGCCGTGACTTTATCAATGTCCACCAAATGAGCTGGGGGATGATGGCAGGATGTTGTCATCCCGCTACCTAACCAAATGGTAGCATTGTACCATTTTGCTGCACAAAAACTGTCAGAAAGTTTGTCTAAAACTTCCTTGCGAAATTCTAAATCATTCATTTATAAATCGGAAAAATCTATCGGGGAATTGAGCGCGAGTTTGAACTGCCAATTCGCGGTGATGTTGCTGGTTGTATTTACTAACATTGTAGCACTCTGCAAGGAATGAGTCAAGATCCTGTTGACACAAATCATGAATTACATCAGCAATTCTTTGCAGCCTGTCTTGATTGTTTTCAATCGAATCAAAATTTTCATCTATAACATGTGCATATGTTTGAAATCCCAAATTTTTCAAATCTCTGTAAAATCCTGAATTGGCCACCATGATCCAAGGATGACCCATCACAATGGGTTTCCAAGTCTTTTCTGTTCTAAATGAGTAAGGGATGTCAAACACAGTCTCGCTGACCACACTGAAATAGGTGTCAATATAGGGTGCCGGAGTCAAATAGATTTCTCCCCACTCGTTGTTGAACAAATCAAACTTTACATAAGAATTGTCACTGACAGGATTGGCACTGTGGCTGTAGCGAGCAACTTCGTAATCAGCGGGCAAGGTACGAGTTTGTCCTGCGGCTGCATCCAAATTGGTCCATAAGCTGCGTTCCAGCACACCTGTGTTGTTTAATTTTTCAATCAATTGGGTTCTGTGTGGTCGTCTACGCCCATTTAAAAAAAGAAAATCATAGGGTTTGTTGTTTTTTTGATATATTGATTCACTGTGTGTGGCTGCTGCAATATTTTCTTCATAGTCTAATATTTCAGGCAAGAACTTGTCATAGCGCAAACAAGGCCATTCCGGGGGCATGTCGCCGCCGCCGATCAATTTTATTTTGCGTTCTAGCAGCGTGTCACGAAAACCCAAGCGTGTGAGTTGTCCCATTAGAGTTTGGGATCCTTCGTGTGGATTGCTGATCACCAGCTGTATGTGATTGTTTTGCACAAGACTCAACAGTAATTCTTTGTGCTGTATACACTGCTGCCGGCCTATCACATACACAGCATCAGGTTGTACATCGTGCTGTGCCAAGTCCCAAAACTCTGAGTCAGCCCAGGGCTGCAACAGTTTATACACTTCGCAAAAAGTGTCTAGTACCAGCTTAGGCACGGTTGGCATGATACTCACACTCTTGCCACCACGATTTCATTTCAGGAAATGTGCGCAAAAAGTCTGTGCCACGACGTCGATCGTGTTCTGAGAAGAAACGATAAAAATCAGCTTTGGTAGCAGTATGGTCTTGACCTTGTCCTTCGCGCATCCAGGCAATGTCTCTGCGCAGTCGCTGTACTTCGTAGTCTCTAAAACCATGCAAGCCTGTGGTCACTTGTGTTGCCATCCAGTCTGCACACTGTTCCAGTTTGGCAGCATAGCTTTCTGGCAAGATCTGCAGACTTTGCCAGGCTGGGTTTCTCAGTACAGGTGTATCAAACCACACACGTTGATAAGTTGTTGAGTAGCTTTGTCGTAGACGCAGGATCCATTCCATGTACTCACGGAATCCCGACACTGATAAGTTGTTCATTGTGATGATAAATGTCAAACTGTTGCGATATGGAACTTCGTGCAAGTAACGATTCACATTTTGATACACACGGTCTGCATTCATGCCATTTCTAATGTATTCTGCCTGAAACCCATTGCCCGAATCCAAACTCACATACTGCATGAAATGTTCAATGTTGGTGTTGCACAGTTGTTTGACATAGCCCAGATACTTTTCAAACAAAGCATCTTCCACTGAAAAGTTTGAAGTCACGTTTAGGTGTAGGTCAGGTTTAGGCAGGGCCAACACATAGTCAAATACTCGATAGGTATTGCGATCCATGAGTGGCTCGCCACCAGTCATGCGGAAGTGTCTAAGCTGAGGGTAAAGCTGGGGCCACCAAGACCAAAACGCTTCAACATAGGGATTATGTTCCCTGGCAGGTATAACACGCCTGGCCCCTGTAAAATGTTCAGGAGCATTATGTGGTACAGATGTAGGGAAAGCACCATGACGGTTAGCTTCGTCTGCCCAGCTAGAACTGAACTGGGGACTACAGTAACTGCACCTTAGATTACAAGCGTTGTTAAAATTAACCTCAACATAACTAGGAACCACATCATCTTCTATGCCGGTTGAATTGCGAATGCGTTCAAAATCCACGGCGGCCCAAGGCTCACCAGACCTGTAGTGTCGATCGCTCATTTGACCCAGGTCTTCCATGTTCCAGCAGTATTGGCATTCTGAGGGTCGCTCGTTGCGCAGCATGATTTGACGCTGTTGTTTTTTGTAGGCAGTGTTGTGAAGTCCCCCGGGATTGTTCTCAATGTCACCGAGTTCGATTCGATGCAAGGGAGGATGATAGCATGAGTTGGTATGTCCTGTGGTCAGGTGTAGGCTGACCTGTTTCCATTTGGCCAAACACAGTGCAGGCCCCAGTTCGGCTTGCATTTGCTCGGCGCCCGACATAAAATCACTTTTATTTTCCATTTACAAAAAACACTTTCTTTTCTTCTGCCCATATTTGATCACCATGATACACCTCAGGACAAAATTTACATTGGTCAATGGCATGGGTTAGATCGTTTATAAATTGAGATTTTTGTTCTATTGTGTGATCGATACTCAATGATTTATATCCATGCATCAGCGCACGGTCTTCTGTGGAAAGGTCAAAGACATGCTGCTCAGAAAATTCTGGCAACAATGCTGCTACTCCACATTTGTACAGTTGTCCTTTGAACATGGTGTAGCAATATTTCATTGAGCAATTGTCATGTGCTTTTTTTACATCGCTGTTGTATAACGTGAATCCTTGTGCATCAGGTAGCCGGATTAGACTGCCTTGATGAAACCACCAATTATACTCTATCAATACACTGATGCGGTTACGATCGGTTATGGTTAGTTTTTGATCGTAAGGATTGTCGGTATTAAAATGATATGTAAAAGGTCCAGTAAGGAAATTTTCTACTTCCTGTATGATAAATTTTTTATATTTTTTGTTGTGTATGCCCACTTTGATATGGCAGTTTTTGTGTGACAACAAATAATCGTACAGTCCCGACACCTTGTTTAACCTATAGGCATTGGTCACTACATTCAATCGGGTTTTTGGCCAAAGTGAGTGCACGCCATCTATCCATTCCATGATGTCAGGATTCAACAGCGGCTCTCCGCCAAGTATTCCAATGCGTTCAGTGAATTCTACTTGTTCGGCCCATTGTGCATAGATGTGCTGATAATCTTTCCAACGTTGAAATCCTTTGAATTTATAGTTGTTGAATCTGTTGCAACCTTCACATGCCAAGTTACAAACATTGGTGATGTAAAATTCAATATTTTTAATTCTGAGTGGTTTCATTGAAGATTGCCTTGAAGTGGTCTTCCTTTAATTCTAGAAGCCTGTGCAAATTATAATCCAGCACTGGGGTCATATCCTGATACATGGACTGCAACTCTGACACACTCAGCTGACTCAGTTGTTTTATGTTTTCAATCATGGCAGGCACATGACATCCATCGGGGTCTTCGCTGTAGCCTTCGTTCCACCATTGATCAAAAGTACGAAACCCCAACCTACGAAGATTTTTTATTGTTCCTGCTGAACCCTGAATCATAAATGGAGTACGCATCAAAACTGGGCGCCAGATCTTTTCGTCCACATAAAATGTGTTGCCACTGGTGAAAGTCAAACTTACCAACTCAACAAAAAACTGCGGATAGTATTTTAAAATATTGAAAGTTTGATCTGCGCCAATGGGATAACGCACCGTGGATTCCAATTTTATAGGTGCGTGATTCAGCAAATCAAATGCCCATTGCAACTGTTGACTAGTGATAGCTGAATCATGCATCAAATCTTCTAGTCCAATGAATTCCCGATGATAAGAATCATGCACGTTACAATGAAAGGACTGTAGAGTTTTTGATGCCTGATTGGCCCATAGATAGCTGCCTAGATGTAATCTTGCCTTGTTGCCGTGCCCCACAAAATGACCAAAGTGACAAAAATGGTTGTCAAATATTTTTTTTGTGTTTGGTTTTTGCCGGGCAGCATGATGTGCTGCTGCTAATTCATAGTTTTGGTGCTGTCGTATCACACAATATCTGGGATGCTGCTCGAGAAAATTAGCAGTGTGAATTTCAATACACTGTGGCGGGTAATCAAATGCCTGGCAAATTTCATCCAACCAGGAGTATATACCATTGCTGTCACAACAAGGACCTTCGCCGTTGAGATCGATTTTGATTGGTCGGACACCTGCTACCATGGCTTTGACAATGGCAATCATGGCCTGATCCTTGCCAAAAATCTTGCCTTCGCTGGTTTGAAGTTTTATCATAGGGAAAGATATTTAACAGTAAATATCCACATGCATGACACAATTGACCAGTTTGAAAATCGCATTGCACAATTTTACGGCAGTGCTTACGCTGTGTCAACTGATTGTTGTACACATGCTGTTGAGCTGTGCCTGCGCTATCTGGGATCCAACGATGTAACCTGCCCAACACATACCTATGTCAGTATTCCCATGACCTTTGAAAAACTGGGACTGCGCTGGTCCTGGAACCACAATACCTGGGAAAATTACTATTACATTGGCAATACCAACATTGTGGACGCTGCTGTGTACTGGAAACCCAACGGGTACATTCCGGGATCATTGATGTGTTTGAGTTTTCAATTTCGCAAACATCTCAATCTCATACGCGGTGGTGCCATTTTGACCAACGATGCAGAGCAATATCGTACTTTAAAAAGCATGAGCTTTGATGGTCGTTTTGGCGATGCTCCTTGGCGCGATCAAAACATCACGCACATGGGTTATCACTACTACATGCCCATTGAAACTGCCAAACTGGGCCTGGAAAAAATTGACGCTGCCATTGCCACTGAGCCTAAACAGTGGAGTTATCAAGATTATCCCTATTTGCCAGACTTTGCTGTGTTTCGGTCTTGATGTGTTGATACAATAGTTGTGCATAGTATTGGTGTGCACGAGCATCCGGATGTACACCGTCCACCGTCCATTGATTTTTTTTGGCAATGTCTTCAAGGCAGTCTTGTTGAAACACACAGTTCCAATCTACCAAGCGGCGCAGATGATCAAAACGTCGAAAAAGTTTTATAGGTCGCCAGTGCATGAACAGATAAGGTATGCGTTGACTTTGCAGAACTGCCTGTAAACTGATCATTTTCAAATATTCCGACTCTAATATTTGCTTGTAACCCACAACATTGTGGCACGGTCCAAATACTCGACTCACACTGTCTTGTCGTTGACCCTGCATATACCCCAGACTGAAAATCCAATTTTTTTCCACATAGTCTTGATCGTTGATAGGATAAACTATTTTGCTGGGCCAGTCATTCTGTGCACTTTGATAGGCGGAAGTATTCTTGCTGTCAGCAAACTGAGAAATATCTTCTACCCTTAAATCCATGCGCCCACATTCGGCCCACATGATCAGCACAAGATCGTAAGAGCGGCGAGCTATTTCACTGATCGTGGTTTCATGAATGTATGTGTTGCCGCAGCCAGCTTGAGACAAATTCACCATGTCACAATTCAGCAGTTGCTGTAGATAGTATGGCCAGGAATCGGGCCCTCTGCTCACACTGGCTCCGTTGATCAGTACATTCATTGATACATATCCACCAACATGCTGCGAGACACCTTGCCGGCTGCGTTAACTGGTATGGAATCTACCTTGTGTACCAACTTGGGTGCACAATGAGCATCTATGCTTGTCATGGCGTTTCTTACCTGTTGTTCGGTGGCTGTGCCAGTATAGATGCACATCACACGACCCCGTCCAAACACAGCAACTTGATCCAGTCCGGGTACTGTATTGTACAACTGATTTTCAATGCTGAGAGGATCTATTTTGTATCCGCGAATGTCAATTCTGTCTCGAATGCGTCCTAAAATTTTGTAATAACCTTGCTGATCTTGCTCAGCAATGTCTCCGGTACAGTACCAGTCTTGAGTGTACACACTGGGTCCTTTTATTTCCAATAACCCGTTGACAATTCTGGCTTCAACACCCGAGGGCAGGCCCACAGTGCCCACACGTTGTTCACCGTGCAGTGGATTGGTAAAGCAATGGCTGCAGGCCTCAGTCATACCAAATGCTTCAATTACCGGCCGACCACTCCAGGCTTTCAAGTCAAGATACAATTGATCGGGCAGCGCACTGGATGCTGATCTTACAAAACGCAGATCTGTAAATTTTTGTCGCATTAACAAGCGTAAAAAGTCAGGAATGGCGCTGATAAAAGTGGGTGACCAATCAATTTTGCTGCGAAGATCTGCAGGCTTGATGTAGCGTACTTCGCATTGGGTTTTTTGTGCTGTCCAGTACAGACCAAGACCATGAGCATGCCACAATGGCATAATGCTTAGATAGCGATCATTGGCATTGATATCATATGCTTGAGCTATGGTTGTGGCCACAGCATCTAGTTGAGCTCTAGAGAAGCTGTAAAATTTACTGTCGCCAGTGGTGCCTGATGTGTACCAAAGTGCAGCCTCATTGTAATCGCCGCCATTGCGTCGATTGATGCCGGTGTCAGTGACCAACAGCGAATAATCTGAATGATCCAAAAGATATTTGAGTCTGGCTGGCGAACTGGCTGGGTTCACAATCATCAAGCTGTAATCTTGATATTGTGGAATATACAGCTCGGGATTTTGAACACACAGCACTGCTCTTTTCATGTTACCAACCTTCTTGTTGGCGAATCACATCAATTTCTCTGACCATGACACCACGATTGTGCCAGTTGCTGAGATAGTGATGTTTAAAAAATTCGCTTTGCTCTTTTTCTAAAATCAGCATGGGCAGATCTAACTGTGTATTGAGTTCAGTGGCCACACGATTGGCCACAATTCTAGGTTGTTGATCTTGCACTGTGTTCCATAACTTGGCCAGCTTGTCAAAATCTTGTACCTCTCGATAATCCCAGTTTGTGAGCATGGTCATGTATGTGCCCATGCGGCTACCAGCTATGGCCCATTCACCGTAGTCCACGTCCGCACCAATGTTATGCCAAATGGTCAAATGATCAAGATTTCTTTGATGCACACGATTTTTGAAATCTGCCACCGAAGGTTTTGCGCCTTTGTTCAAACACATCTTGACGCCTTCCCTAAAACCAGCACGCCAAGCGTGGAATGCATCACTATTGGGATAGGTAGTGGAGTAACAATCGTGCATGGCCCAGTACAAAGGATCAAAACAAAACTCTACCTGTGTTTCATCACGACCGTCGGTGTTTTCATGAGTTCGCATGCTGGCCACAAATTCCTTGGTCCAAGAACTTATGCCGCCGTTGCCGTACATCAATCCATTGATATGGTTACGAGCTCGCCAGCGGAACACAGCATTCTCATATTCTTCATTAGGAAAAACAAGCGTTTGATTAAAGAACGACGGATCCGGGAGGTTGTCACCATCGATGAGAATGAATCTATCTGTAGTCGACGATGCGGCTGCCGCTTTGTGAGCAGCATCGCTGCCCTTAACACCGTCCACCCGTCGGGCCCAAGGCACCATGTTCTTAATTTTGACCCAAAACTCTTCTTTGTTAGGTTCGTCATAACTCAAATAGATACAATCTAAATCTGCTACATCAATTGACTTCATTTGTTTTTGTTCTCCAACGTTGATGTGGTTGATCTGTGTCTACCACAATGCTGACATCACTGGGATAACACGGTGTGCCAACGCCTGTGTCATTGGGCACAAGCTTTTTAAAGGAAACTGTGTGAATCTCTTCCAGTTGACCATTGCGTACTCGCACACGCATGCTGGCTCGCTGATACTGCTCGGGTGTTACTTCTATGTAATTACCTGGTTTGTCTTCCTGACTGTAAAACAACGGTTGTCCTGCTTCGTCGTGGTACAATCGCCAAAACACCACAGGAGGCTGCCAGGGTTCTAGATTTTGCCAAACTTTCAAAAAGTTTTCTGTGGTTTCATTCATTGTGCCAGTCCTTGACATGCAGATGAAAGAAGCCCCACTGTGCCACTGTTTGAACACGCATGGGATTGTATTCCCAGATCAATTCATCGGTCCACTTGCGTGCCGAAAATGGATTGACCCCAGTTTTCATGTGTACTATTTGCGGACCCAGGCCTGGTGGCAGTGTGACTTGTTCGGGTCCCATAATCTGTGCTGCCATAGCATATACAACATCAGTACTGGGCACATCTTCGGGAAACTTCAACAGCTTCCGATACTCAGCCCAGTGTTCAAATATGTTCTTGACCAGTGCAAAAAACTCCTGTGCAGTCTTGCTGAGTCTCCAATATGTGACCGCATTGTACACGTCAGGCAGGTTGTTGGCATCAAACACTTGTCTATAGCGTCGATTCTCAGCGGGCTGATCATAGAATGTTCTACAGCCTTGGCTGATCACAACATCGCGATGTTCAAACATGCTCCACAAATGATCAACTGCACTGGCCACCATTAGATCTGCTTCTAGTTTGATGGTTTGTCTAAACGGGGTGTTATGGAACACCATCCAGTCATTGGCATAGGGGTTTAGCGTATCGATGCTGTCTACAACTTGTGTGTACTCAAACAATGCAGGTTCAGCTGCATACTTTTCATTGGTCAGCAAACAAATTTTGGCATCGGGGTGATGCTGCAACAGTGTTTTGGCTAGATGTCTGGCAGCGTCTACATAGTCAACTTTGCCCACGTTAAAAGCAGGTATGATATACCCACGTTCAGCTACAGGTCGCAATTGCTGCCTCCAAATGTTTTTTGCCCATGGCATGAAAGTCCATGCCCACAAGACTGGTGCGTTTGGGCTTGCCGTCCCGATCAGTGTAGTTAAAAGTCCAGACTTCTTGATTGCGATACAATTTTTCCAGGTCAGGCAGCCGCATTACATCAGCACTGGGTTCTCTTGCTGCTGTGATTTCATAGTCTGGCAGCGCACTGGGCATGCGCCATGGTATTGCATCCACACACCGAGTATGCCCATTCACAATGCCTAATGCAATGCTGAGTGCATAATCATTGCGATAGTTGTGCTCAACTATGCTGTACAGATTTCTATAATGACTCCAGTTTTGTTTGATCATGGCCATGGATTCAAATATAAACTGTGCAGTGTTGGACTTGCGAAACATCATCACAGTAGCCCACCACATGGGAAACTGGTTGCGGCCAAATGTTGTTAAAAAATCGTTTTCTGGTCTGCTGATGTCATAGGCCTGATTGAATGCCAAAAAATCTTGCTGTGCTTGCAACACTGTAGACAGTGTATTGCTGCAAATTACATAGTCAGCATCAAGTACCAATGTTTGTTCCCAGGGTGTGAGAGAGTATGCATCAGTTCTGCTGGCATTGTGCCAAGACACAGTTTGTTGATAGTCTTCAAACCAACGTTTGCCACCAGACTGTGATTCAGCGTAGATAACTTGGTCTACATCTTTTAATCTGGAATCTGTTGGTGTATCAGTGATCACAGCAACAGGAATATTCAAGTATCTGTGTACGCGACGAGAACTCCAAGCGGCCAGGCCGACATAGTCAGTGTGTTCATTGTTGAATGCAAATATCAGTGCGCCAGTAGTCATCGTTTGCTTGAGTTTTGTTCGTGTTCCACCAACCATGCTGTCATTTGCTCTTGCCACCGCTGCTGACTCAAAGCAAACAGTTCTCGAGTGTTGATCTTAACTGGTGTTTCGTACAAGTCTAATATTACTGCTTCGGTGCCCGGACATGACAATAAAGTTGCATGAAGCTCTGGACCTGCACGCCACATTCCGCCGTTGTAGGCGAAAACCATTTTGGCTTGATATTTTTCTTTTAAAATTCTTTTTGCGGCCGCATGATCAAAACGGGCTCGCGCATGAGCAACAAGATTTTCAATGTTCATTGGCTGATTGTACACTTAAAGTGTAAAAAAGTAAAGGGGCACTGGGCCCCTTTGGTTAACCTTTTGGCTATTAGGCCACAGATGTGGTAGCGGAAATAGTAATGGCGCCCCAGGAATTGCCAAGATAAGTGGTTTCTGGAGCCACATAGTTTACCACAGTTGTTGGACCTGAACCTGCTGCACCACCTGTGATGATTTCAGTAGAGCCCGGAGTGGCACTGGATGCGTTGATCCATGCAGTTGTGACAGTGAGTATAGCTGGAGTGGTGTTTGAATCCACTGCCATTTGCACTCTAATTGAGTCTGCGGTATAAGGTGCAGTATCTGCAGCCTGCTGATACACAGTGGTTGCAGTGGTTGTCAAATTATACCAACCTGTGGTTGTGGCCAGGGTAGAAGGAGTACCTGTACCACCGGATTTGGTAATGCCTGTGTAGGCTACACCGTTGATGGTGTGTGCTGTGTTGGCCCCACTCAAATAAATTATACCAGCAAGAGTTGTAGCAAGGTCGTTCCACTCTGTGTCTGCTTCTGTGCCAGTGGTTGTTTTGGCCACTTGCCATTTGATCAGACCGCCGGAGTTGAAGAAATATCGTGCAGCAGCAGCGTTGGCAAAGTTTATGGTGTGCGTGGTTGTAATAGTCCAGGCAGTATTGGGTGTGTTGGTTGCTTGCCACCATGTGCCTGTGGCAGGGCTGATGGTTGCACCAGAAGTAGCAGCATTTGCTCTGTTGGCAAACAAATTTGTTAGGTCTGTAGCCACGTTGTTCAAAATAGTAATGGTGTTACCGGCAACTGGTGCTGTTCTTGATGTGATTGTGACTCCAGTATGGTTACCAATTGAAGTGATTCGGTTGACCAGGTCTGCCCAGGAAGTAGCTGTAACTGTTCCGCCTACAGCCACTGTGTTCAAGGTAGTTGATTGGCCATATCCATAGTTGCCTGCACCTGCGCCCCAGATAGCATTGACGTTGCCGTTAGCTGTGTTGGCCGCAAAACCATTGTAATCTGTTGCTTCTATTAGTCCGCCTACTGAATATGTCATTGTCTTTTCCCAATTATTTGATTGTTACAATTGCTTCAACCAACCCGTAATCTGCATTTGTTTTGTTGTCCAAACTACGACCAATCACGTTGAATGCCGTTGCTTCGCCAGGTTTGGCAGCTCTTGCATAGCCATTGCCTGCAGAAACCAATCTGTCACCTTTGTTGATTACGCCAACTACTTTTACAGGGACTCGACCTGTCATTGCAACCGGTGGATGTGTTTCGTCTGAACCAGCGTTACTATTCATCAAATAAGCTGCTCTTGTACTTATGACACCGAACACAGCATCGCTTAATTCGCCAGTTACTTTGGTGATTTCTGCCGTGCCGCCCAGCTCAACCACAGTGCCTGCTTCAAGTATTTCGTCGGCAGCAAAGCGTTCTGCTACGTCTGCATAGTTGGCATTGACTTGGTTACCAGCCACTGTACCATTGGCGCCGTAAATTGTGAGTGCTGTGGTAGGAACGCCGCCGACATTTACAGAGAAATTCAAGTTTTGATTGGTGGTTTGGTTGGCCAGTGTTACTACACCAGCACCACTCACACTGATTTTTGCATCTTGATCAAGTCCCACAGTAAGACCTGAATCATTGAGCACACCCAATGTGCCAGATGTGGTATCGTTGCTGGTTGAGCTCAAGAAGCCTGTGGAGTCGATGCCATCCAGTAGTTGACTGTCTGTTGCAGTGCCCTGGAACAGTGGAGTTTGACCTCCCACAGTGGTAGCCATGGTCATACCCGGACGAACTGTGGTAAAACCTGTAATGGCAGACTGAGGAGTAAATGTAGCATCTTTGCTCATGATGGCCACTACAGCATCTTCCACAAAGAATTTGATAACAACGTGGCTGACGGCAGTGTTGTCAACAATGGTGTCAACAATGGCACCTGTGGTTCCTGTGCCAGCAGTAAATGCAGGACCTACCAGCAACCAAGTGGTACCTGTGTACACTTTGAGCTGTGCGTTGACAGTGTCGTACCAAAGGTCACCGGATTCGCTGATTGCGCCGCTGGGTGCTGATGCACTGCTGGTGGCTCCACCAATTCGTTTCCATGCACTTCCATTGTACACATTCAATATACCATTACCTGAATCCCACCAGATCTGACCTGTGAGTGGGGCGCTGGGTGCTGTGGTGTTGGCAGCATTTTCCAACAGGTGTATGAAGTTTTCGTCTAGAAATTCTCCGTAGCCAGCGTAGTTCTTACCAACCAGGGTCATTGAACTAGATGTGTTAATGGTACCGTCTGCAATAGTTGCAAATATAGAACCATTAGTAAGGTTAATTGTATATGCCATTTGGGTTACTCCGTCCTAACTTTATTTATTTACCGATAATCTATACATATTACGCCTGGCTCAAATTGGTCAAAGTTTGAATGCGCAGGGTATAGTCAATTTGAATTTGACGGTTCAAACTTTTTTGCACAGGGTGAAAAATTACATGTGTAATCAGTCGTAGATTTGTTGCTGATCCGTTCCAGCATTTGAGACCTAATTCATCAAACACATATTCGCCGTTGAAATTGGTCGAATTGTCAAAGGCTTGTTGTCCTGCAGGTTCTCCGTAGTCTAGCAAACAACTAACCAAAATATCAGTATAAACTTTGCCTGTGGTGTGCAGCACAGTCATTTTATTGTTGGCTGCGTCAGTATTTGCACTGGAATTATCGTCCACTACTTTGGCATAGGTTTCGTTGTACAAGTCAGCATTTTGACCAGTAGTGTTTGGGGGGAGATAGGTAATGACACCAGTTGGATCCACAGAACTGCCACCGTTGCCAAATGCCATGAGATATATCCAACCCACATCGCGATTACTCAGCGTTTGAGCCATGGCAATAGAAATGTTTTCGTAATGAATAGCGTTCTTTTTGTCAACAATGACCTCGCCTGTGTTAGGGTCAAATATTTTTACAAAGCCTTCAATTTTGGCCAATCCGGGCTGAATCATGCTCGTTTCTCCACAAATTTCTCTTTGGTGTTTGGATCAAAAATACGCACAAAACCTTCGACACTGATACTACCAGTCTCATTTGGCTTTTTGAGCGGCTTTGTTTGTTCCACAACCTGTTGCACAGGCTGTTTTTGGTTGTTTGTTTGAGTCATGGATTATTTACCTAGTTTTACAGCCCTCTCAAGAACCTTGCTGCCTGTGTATTGGTATCTTGCAATGCCACACCGTTGCTGGGGGTATTGACTCCAGGCTCATACCAGTTTACGCCGCGGCGCACAAGTATGGTAATGCCTACGCCTTCGGGCGGGGCCGTATCAAAATCAACACTTACAGGGCTGCTGCCTACAACATCATAACCATCTAATATTCTTGTGCCGCCAACATACACTTCCACGGCTTCTACCAACAAAGTGCTGTCGGTGTCATCGAACGATATATTGGTAGCGTAGAAAGTGGTTGTAGATCCGTCGCCCAAGAACGAGTTGCTGACCACATAGTTTTGGAACTCAGCCGGCATGATTTGTCCACGGCCCATGGCATATACTGTGGATCCCACAGCATGTTCATCAACTGCGGTGCCTGCTGTACCACGACGCAAACTGCTGACTGTGTTGTTTACAATGTCTCTTTCACGATACATGATTCGCTCGCCGCCAATGGTCAGTACACCCCAAATATTGGCTTCCACATTGGGTTGATCGAGTGCGCCAGCATTTTCCACATAAATTATGTCATCACCCAACTCCAATGTTTGAGTGAGCACTGTGGTAGCATTGGGAGTGATTCTATAGGTGGCCTGCAGACCTCGCATGTCTTGGAAAATTCGGAAAGCCATGGCATTGGGTACCACACTGTCGGTAAATTGAGTAATCATTACCACATCAGTTGCTGTTAAAAGGCCACTAGCCAGTATGATTTCATCGTTGACAATGGTGTAATCATCGCCGTAGAACAGTCTAAATCCGTTGAGAGTCACAACCAATCGACTGGGATCCACAATAGTTCGGCCCAGGAATAGGTCGTTGTTGGTAACAATAATACCTGCAGAGTAATCAAAGCTGCCCGGAGCATCATTTACAGTGCCAGTGTCAAAATTGGTCGAATCATATCCTTCAGCAGCAATTGCACCCGACGACACTGGTCCCACATACACAGTGGTCAAAATATCTTGTTGTCGAGTGTCGTTCCAAGTGGTCACTGCAATTACATCTCCTGCCACAGGTATCAATCCCTGTGTTGTGTCTATAAACAGTTGAGAACCACCAGTGATTCTGGCCTGAGTATTGGTAGTAACAGCAATCAAAATTCTTTCGCCTGTGGCGGGAGGTACGGCAAAAGAAACTTGTCTGTTGCCACCAGTGAACGGATCCACAGTAAAATCAACACCCAGTGTTTGTGGTATATCGTTGATGTATACCGACACTTCGTTGTCGGCAATCAAAGCTTGACTAAATCCCAAACGAGTTGGCAATTCGTATCCAGAACTGCCATCAGCATAGTATTCTACCCCCGATGCAGTTCTAGCACGCACACCATTCACTGTAACAATCATGTTAGCAGGGTTGGTATAAGCCATGCTGTTGTCCAAATCAAACAGTGTAGTTGATCCGTCGGCTATGATATATTGAGTAGTTGGACTGCTCCAGCTGTAGTTGACGGTGGTAGAATCAATGGTTGTTGGTCCTAGCACATAAATTGTCACTACATCGTTGCTAGTGAATGTAGTTGCAAAATCTATCACTGTGGTATTGTTTGTTCCAGCTGTGAATGTGACCCCGGTATATTTGGAACCATTGACCCAAACATCTACTTCCTGAATCAGTGAGTACTGTACAGGAACAGTTACTGAATCACCGATATCGTTGCCAGCGTATACTTGTTTGAACAGTTGATTGCCGCCTCCCACTCCAAACGCAGTCACTTCTACGGAATCGCCCACCGAATATCCGTTGATCAGAGTAAATGTTTGTGCAGGCCAATTAACTGTGTAGTCAACATTTTCATATAGAGCAACACCAGTGGAAACATTGACCAAACTCAAAGACACCAAATCTGCAACCTGTTGATACCATGAATCAAAACTGAATGTTTGAGGCACGGTATCTGTGACCACCGCACCAGAATATGTTTGGAATCCGTGACCATTTTGTGCCCAGTCAGATCCGGGTCTGGTATAAACACGCATGTCCAGTGTGTCAAATTCAGATCCTGGTACCAATTCTTCCGGAGCAAAACTGCTGTAAGTGTCAATATAGGCGCCGCCATCTACATTGATATCTGTGGGGCGTGTGCCCAGATAGATGTCTAAATATTCACTTTCATAGATAGCATCTAAAATACCTGGATCATAGGTTGGGAATCCGCCTGGTCCATAGCTGATATTGTCAAACACATTTATGTCGTAGTTGCCAACATCAAAACCAGTGTTTTGATTAAATTCAACACCTTTAACCTGCACGCCTGGATATTCAACACCGTCAACCAGCAGTGGTAGTTGTAGACCTGGCTCATTGGGTGTGGATGTGTAATAGCCCATGGTTCTATCAACGCCGTTTAGATCCCCGGCTGGAACCTGTGTCCAGTCTGCAATATCAAATTCTGCACTTTGCACTGTTGCATCGGCCGACCAAACACGGTTGTTGTATCTAACCTGTGTGCCTTGCGGATAGTTAACATTGGGCTGCCATTCAACAATGGTTGAATTATATTGATATCTATCGTATTTGATTGTGGTTTTGATAGAACGCACCAGCCCATTGCCCATGACAGCATATGCTTTGGCGCCAGTACCGTTGCCGCCTGTGATAGTGATGACTGGTGTGGTACGATAACCTTGGCCTGGATTGATCACGTTAATTGCTACTACCTGACCAGCACTGTTGATCACTGCTGTCATTTCAGCAAGCACCACAGCATCACCAGAAACTGTGACTTCTGGAGGCGAAGTATAACCTGAGCCACCGTTGATTATTTCAACTTCGCTGATGCTTAACAAGTAATTGTTGTACCAATCCAGCCATGGTCGTTTTGTCCAAATTTCAGCATCGGATGCCGCATCAGATATACTGCTGGCAGTTCCTGTACCTACTGCGGTACTCTGATCATAAGGCAACAAAATAGGACTTATATACTGCGGAATTTCCAGTAATCGATCGTAATAACTGGGATTATCAAAGTCGGTCATTTGCCCAGCATATTCATCAGATCCGTCATAGGTCAGTTGGAATTCACGAATCTGTACGTGGTAAGGCTTGACTTCTTGGATATAGTCTAACACAAAATCTTGATTGTCTTGTCTGAATACCTGGAATGGTAGCAGTCTACGAATCTTGTGATTGACATCAATCAAACTGGTTTTTGTCAACCATTCTGGAGCTTGGAATTCTGTGAGAATGTAATTGAACATCAATATCAGAGCACGATTGCGTTCAACAGCAAGTTCGCCTATGAACAATTCTTCGTTGATGGCTCTGATAATAAATCTGGTTTCGATCACTGGTTCTTCGTCAAAGAATTGTGCATCAAATACTTCTACATCAAATCCAAATCTACCAATGGCATAATCCCAAAGTTCTTGTTTGAATTCAATGGTTCCGTCTTCCAATCCCACACGGTTCCAACCATCTAGGGTGCGTAGGTAAATTTCAAACTTGCCTTGCGCATTGGCGGTGACTTTGACACTGGCGCCCACAGGTGTGGTCAGTGCTATAGATGCCAGGGCGCTGTAGTTTGGTACTTCGTTAACTGGCACCACAGACGAATTATATCCTGGGTCATACCAGTTAATGTAATTCCAATACTGTCTGGTATCGTAGTTTTGCACTCGTGTCAGCAGTGTGGTTCTTTCAAGATTGCCCAAAATGTTGTTGGTTTGAGTCACAGTATAAATGGACCATAAACCATTGTAATTGCTATCAGTTGTTACCAAATACTTGTAGCCCAGGGGCACTTCATAAAGATCTTGGTAACTGAGTTCAGCCAAGTTGGCCACTTTCTTGTTCCATTCTCCACTGGCTGCGGTGGGCTCGGGCTCGCTGCTGTTGAGCAAAGTAAACGATCTACTTTCAGAAATTGGATATTTTGCCATTACAGAGTTGGCATATTCAAGATAGTTTTGTAAAGCACCAAATCTGTCCAAGAACATGCTCTGTCTAGGGCGGAATTGTACTCCGTATCTTTCGGCTGGACTTAAAGTTATATCCGGAACTGGAGCACCCACATTGTTTACTCCACAGAAACTGTCCTGTAATTTTCTATACAAACCAGCACTGATAAAACTGTTGGGATCATCTTGAGCAATCAACTCGTATTCAGTGTGAATATTGTCTTCGGTGTATTCACGATCATATTCAATGTGGATAATAGTATCTGCAGCACTGATAAATTCTAATCCGTTGTAGATTGCAAAACTGTCAGCTGTCAACGGTGCAATGTAAGGTATACCTGAACTTCTTGGACTTTCAATATAACGTGCAATACCAACAGTGCTCAAAGTTTTGCCAGCAGCAGTATTGATGGTATCTAGACCTGACACCCAGAAATAGTATTGAGTTGTAAAAATACCTTGCTGATTCAATCTTGAAGTAACTGTATAGTTTTGATTGTTGAGTGGCTGACCTGGTCCAGTGTAATTGGCTGGCGGTACATCGCTTTCAATCCACTGAAACACTTCTACTCGACTGCCAGGAAACAGTTGTGCCCAACGTCGGCTGGCATACACAATGTCATTTTGATTGGGATCTATAAACCTTACAGAACTGATATCCCACCAAATTTGGCCCAGATGTTCTTCGCCCCAAAAATTACCGTTGTTGTTCAAATTGCCTACATTGTATTTTGCTGGGTCATCTGAACCAATGAAATCAATGTTTTGGCGTGCCACACCCAAGATTTTACCTTGCAGTGGGTTGATAAAATCAAAGAAATAAGTCTTTGACGACTGTAGCTTGTCGTACATGAACACAGAGTTGATCAAATTGACATCTGCCACCGGAGCCTGAATGTGTATTGGTACCCAAGTTGGTTTGTTGTTGGGGTTTTCAAACACACTGACTCTGCCATAATTAGCAGCACTGTCACCTAGGTCGCTGCCAGGAGAACCCACCAACAATCTTCCCGATTTGTAACTCAGTGCTGATCCCCATAGATCTAGTGTGGCCACACCTGTGTTGTAAATTTGTTGGCCAAATACAAATTTTCCAGGGTTGGTCACAGATGATTGTGCACTGGGCAAAAAGTCATAAGAGTAAACCACACCAGAATTGAACACATTGTTTGAGAAGGTTGTGCTCTTGTCATCAAAGAAAGTTGTTTCGTTGTCAAAGGTGTTGGGTTCGTAAACATTGCCATTGGGTGCTCCAACTACCAAAGTAGTGGCATCGCTGGACACTGTGACAGCAGATCCAAATCTAGCGTATTCTGTAGCATTGGGACTAACAATGGTCTGAGCAAACGCAAAGGTATCAAACCCTATGTCATTGAACGCAGTGCCCACAAATCCTGGTAATACTTGCAACTTGTCAAACTCTGTGGCTGCTTCAGAATTAATCACAGAAATGGTCAGCAAACCACCTGCCACCGAAGAAGTAACATTGGGAATGCCAGATGTATTGATTGCAGTAGACAATCCAGCTATGGTATTGTTGGGCGCAGATGGCACAGCAACTTCTTGATTGTTGATTCTTATGGTATCACCAGCTGTCAAGGCAGGATTGGAATTTTTGGATGTAATCACTCCATACAGTCTAGACTGATTTACTCGGCGTTCTGTGCTGCCAGCCTGTATCAATATTGATCCATCGGTGGGACTGCCAATATACAAACTGCAATTTGTAGGACAAACATCCATGGCATAACCGTACTGAGCTTGATCAAACGGGGTAGCAGCAGTAAGCTTTTGTATCTTTGTGAAGATATTGTTTTCAATTTCTACAACATCACCAACATTAAGCTCAAGGTCTGCAGACAGCACTACACTATTACCAACCACAGAGAATTGCCCGTTGATAAACTGTGCTGAGTTTTGCAGATATTGACCATTCAATATCACAGACACTGGTTCAATAAAGTTGTTTGGCAATGTGAATGTTTTGTCAGCAGTGTCTTCAACAATATATTCTATTACTCCGCGATCAAACACGTATGCAGCACCGCTGGTGCTGACTGTGGCCGAATCATCTCTGATGGCTCCAACAATGATACCGCGGGCGTCAGCGGTTTCTGTAACACTGGATCCAAAACCAGCATTCAACGCCAGCCCTGGCACAGTCAGTGTATCTACATACACAAATTGTGTTTTGGCAGAAACTGTGATGGTAGCTCCAGCAGCTGGTACAGTATTAAAAACTAGATCTAGATTGTATAGTGCACTGTCGGAGTTGAAATCGTAATCAACATAGGGTCTTTGTAGCACACCGTCTACAGTGACAGATATTGACCAGATATCCACAGCATTGTAGAGATAAGGACTCAACGGGAAGATATAGTTATTGCCAACCCCGCTGCCTGAGAATGTAAACGACTCAATGCCATTATTGTCGTCTACTGCGGTGACTGTGATTGTCAAGTTGTTGGGCGCTCCTGGGGGAGTAGGTCCTGAATTGTCGGTACCAATGTTTGCACCCAAGATTGTAATTGTGTCGCCTGGTTGATAATCTGTTCCAGCCGACACCAAAGATACCGAGTATGTGCCTCTTGTGTTGGTGACTGTAAACTGAGCTCCGGATCCAATTCCAGATGTGAGGTCTTGTTCAATGCTGTAGTAGGTCTTATTGTCAATCTGCTGAATTTCCTTACGGAAAATCAACAAGGTCTGACCTTGGGGAGGTATTGTGTTCAGTACAACATTTGATCCGGTAATAACATAATCAGTTGCATATGTGAGCTGTTTGTTGTTGTATACCACGCTGATTTGTTCAGGCTCAGTAGAGTCAATAACAATGTTGTCTGCAAAAGAAAATATATTGCTGGTGCCATTGGTGGTGTATTTCACTGATTGGCTTTCCCAATCACGACGAGCAAAGGCATACACTTTGTTCACTCCGGGCGCACCAACAAACATCCAACGTTCATCTTTGCTAACTGACACACTGTAGCCAAACTGTGCACCACCAAAATCCAGATCGGGCGGTACTAACAGTTGTCTTTGTTCAAAATCACCGCTGTTTTCTGGACGATTGATTACAGTCGCATAACCCATATTGCTGTTGGAAGCACTGGCACCTGCTATACCCCAAACCAAATTACCAATGTCTACACTGTTGCCATAACCGCGCACACCGGTAGTGCCCAAAGTCAATATCGAACTGTTGGTGTACTGGTTAGCAGTGTCTCTTACATAGGTATATACAGCTCCTTCTGCGTCAACACTGGGAGCAGGAACATAGCCTGGACTGCCTACCATAGCAATGGTATTGTTTTCGCCTTGTGCTATGCTTGAACCAAATAGACTGTTCTCTTCAGATGTATCAACGTTCAAATCTGTTTTGACTGCAAACGGTGGTTGTTTTTCTAAAACTACCCAACGACCTGTACCGTCGTTGTCCACCCAGGCCTTGTTCCCTGAAGTCAAATCATTGGCATAACTGAGATTGATAATGTCGCTGGCCTGGGCCACACGCATGGTACGCAGCACAACTGAAATGCCTTTGCCAGACACAGTTTTGTTTAGCGACAGTTCAATTATTATAGTATTGGCCGATGGCACTGCCAACACACGATATACACCGTCTACTGCTGAATCAAAAAATCTAATCACTGCCACATCATTGACAGACAATCCGTGCTTGCCTGAGAATTGTACCACGCTGGTAGAATTCAAATTGTTGCTGACCCTAGACACAAACCCAGGCACGCGAGTGCATCTAAACACTCCCCAATCATAGCTGTTGATCTTGGCAGCCCAAACTGTGGTTCCGATGCCAATGGTGTCAATTACTCCGGGAGCTAGACCAAGATTTCCATCCAAGGAAAACACTGTTACATCAACATCATCTAAATTCACATAGCCAGCTGTGGGCAAGGCCACATCTTGAACTTGACCACTGGTTGTTGGCAAAATGTCCGTGCTGGGTATTTTGTAGCTTTGTCTCCACAAATCCTGCAACAGCACTGTTTGATCGGCCAAACTGCTTTGATCAGGATTGATTATTTGCACAGTGGCCGGATCAGCCTGTAGGTCGGCCTCGTTCAACCGAACTTCTATAAAACTTCGATTGGCATTGGCACCATATGTGCCTCTCAATACTGCCCAGTTTTCATAAAGATCATACTCAGCAGTTTCTTTGTCAGTTTTTGCATTGCCAAAAAGTCGAACACTGCGGATTGTACCTTTGTCTTTCAAGAACTGTTGATAAACATTGACCTGGCTAACATCGCTGAGGTTCAGCGATGCCATGTATTCTCTAGGTCTAAAGCCTATCAAACCATAAGCCACTAGATCTTGATCAGTTTCAAGGTTCGCTGAATCTACACTATAAGAATTCTGTAGCTGATTGCTGAGAGTAGGCAAGTTTTGCAACAGGCCTCGTTGAATTTTGGTATAATCGCTCTTTACCCAATCGGCATAATCAAATTCAGCTCTAGGTTGCACAATGTTTTGTGCCGACCAGTAGTTGTTTTTGTACAGTACAATTTCGCCCTTGGCATATTTGATATTGGGCTCCCACTCCCGTACAGTTCTGTCATCGTTGAGAACAAAGCCCTGTGCATCAACTTGACCATTCCAATCAGCACTGACCGTTGCACTGATTGACACTCGGTTTTGTCTTGCGCCAGTTGTGGGATCGTAGATCAAATCGTTGAAAATACTGGTGTTGTCCAGCACCACCATGTTTTCAAAACTGGTAAATCGCAGTTCCAGATAGCTAATGGTTTGCTGATTCAACGAGGTAACTTTGAAAGTGTTGTCCAGTCTATCGACTACAAGATCGCGAACCGGTATGGTAGTGCGGTTCTGATCTAGAATATTGTTTTCAGGTGTTTGAGCTACCACGGTATCAATGATGCCTTCGGGGCTGACCACTGTCAACGAGAAAGCTGCAGGATTCAAGTTGATCACCGAACCTGGTTCCCAGCCTTGGTTGGCCCAGTACAAAAATTCCTGAGCCATCTGGGGCCAGTTAAGAATACTGCCGTTGAATTTGTCTGTGAATACAAGACCTTTTTGAGTCAACAATTGCCCATAACTCAACAAAAAGTCCACTACCACGGTTTTGTTGGTAAACACATAGCCATAGGGCACTCTAACTACCTGATCGGTGTATTGATTTGGCACTCTTACTGTGCTGCCGCCTGCACTGATTGTGCGAGTTGTACCTGAAGTTTTGCTGGTCAAAATTTCAAAATAGGGGTTGGTAATGCTGTAGCCATAAACTGCATACCCGCCTTCTACTACCTGAAAGATCACTGAGCTGTAGACAATTTGTTCAAAGGGCTGATTTTTGTAAACCAGCAAATTGTAACTTTCGTCGGGCAGTAGCAAACTGCTGTTCAAACTGTTGGGGCTGGATTTCTCTGTGTAAATTTTTAGATACTGTTTGTCTGTGAACGCAGCCATTCTATAGCACAGTCTTACATCCAAGCTGGCCAGGTCTTGTTCGAGTGCAGTGGTGCTGTTGAATCCAGTCTGCTGATTATAGTCCACAATCCAGTTGATGTAGCTGGCCTTGCTGACGCCATTGCCGTAGACTTCAACACCATTAGCATCTAGTCTATAACGACCGTTGTAGAGATATTGATCATAGTCTGTGTCAAATTTGTACAAGTCGCGGTCAGCAAACAGCGAGAAGAATTCTGCTGGTCTTGTCAACGCCAACAGTCTCATTACAGCAAAAGGATAGCTTGAACTCTTGCGCCATGAATATTCTACTGGGCCGCTGTCGCCAAACACCCATGACTTTTTAAACTGACTACTGTCATAGAAACCAACCACTGAATCAAACGGACTCAACAACTGACCAGATGTATTGGTTGGGATGATTTCTGTCAGTCTGGGTCTGGCATACTCTGGACGATAGTACACACCAGATGGGTCTGCAACTTTGCCCTCGGCTAGGTCGTCCCATAACACCAAGTTGTCAGCGGTGTATGGTCCATCTCCATAGACTTCGTTCCACCAGCCAGGTTTGATGCTGAATCCCAACATTTCCCAAGGTGTTGTATTGGGACTAGCAGTGTCGTAGAACCAGTCGTAGAGGCCTCGCCAGGCTCCCACAGGCATGGGTTTTTCATTGGGTCCTGTGAGTTTGTTACCAGTGGCGCTGTAATTCCAGGTGAACTCGTTGTTGGCAATGTAGTCTTGAAATTGGTAATTCAACTTGTTCCAGCCAATCCAGCTCAAGAAATCTCGACTCAAAATTTGATTGATTTCATTTAGAGTGTAGTCGGTGGTTCTGAACTGACCAGGCACAACTTCTGTGGCCTGCAGTGGAATTTCTGATTTAATTTTTAGGTTGTTGAAAATACGAGTTTCAAACTCTAGCAACAGTTCATCTCTAAAATCGTTAAAGGCCATGGTTATACTGCCATCATGACCTTGAATTACTACCTGCGGATTCACATAGTTGGGATCAACATAGATACTGGGTCTGTAGGCAGGGTACAGTCCCATTTTGGTGGGTGTATTGGGCACAAAGTTGCCATAGGTTGTGCCATACTCTCTAATGATCACAACATCGCCTACCTGTAATGGCGATGTAATGGTCAAACGCGGACCGTCTACAGCCACAGTATAGTCAGCATCAATGGTCAACAGTCTATCGTTGACATAAACCAAAAGTGCTTTGTAGTTGGAACTGGTAAAGTCATAGGTTGTACTCAGATCAAATACATTGGTGCTGATAGGTGTAATTGTTGTGGTAGATTGTGTGTAGATTGAACTGGCCGGCAACATGTCTGACCAGTAGAAGGAATTGTTTTCGGTTTTCCCTATGTTGATGTCATTGATAATGGCAGTCAACATATCAGGTATTGTGTAGTTGGTATAATCGTTTCTTACCGCAGTATCCAACAACTGAGCTTTGAATTTTTCATATTCTCTACTGTTGTATTCCAAAGAATTAAAAACATTGAACTCACGGCTGCGCATGAAATAACCTGCAAGAGTCATAGGAGAACTTTGTTGCAGGATGTTTGTTCCGTAAGGAATAATATTGCCTAGGTCTCTGGTATTGTTGGCTCCGTTGATGGGACCAACTATGTTTTTTAAATTTTCGCCAATGGTTTCATAGTGACTTCTCACAGTGCCCAGTGTGAAATATTCACTGTTGGCATTGAGAGGATTGTTTTCAAGGTTATCGGGTACTTGATAAAAGGCCACATTGCTTACCACTGAACTCAATGCTTCAACTTCAATTACATCTCCCACAGAGTACAGACCACTGCCGGCCTGCAAAGTAATGATGGTTCGGTCGCCTTGTATTTGAAAACTATAGTTGCTGGGATCTATAAATTTGGATGCAACATACAGTTGCAGTGCTGGAAACTTGCTGTTGGTGGTTACTGGCACATCCAAGATCAATGGGCTACCGTCGTAATTGAATCTGAATTGCTGTCTGATCACACTCTTGGCCGCAGCAGTCTGCCAACCAATTTCTTTTATGAAATCTGTGCGATTGCTGTATTCACGCACATATCCTGTGCTGATTGGCACAGTGCTGGACACGCTGTCTCTGGTATATGTGAATGTATCTGTATAAAGATTGTTGTCGAACACAATGTCGCCAACATTTCTGAGACTTAGATATCGCAGCGGAAACTGCAAAACAGGATCAACAGTGCCTGAGCCAACTGCATATGAAAAAAGTTTTGATCCGGCAAAATTGGTAGAAGGATACTTGGCCAAGTCGCCAAAACTCACTCCGGCTGTGTCATAAACATCAAACAATGGGGGTTGATTTACAGATGTTTTTTGTTGACCGGGGCGCCAGTCTACACCATCAAAATAAAAGCTTATACCTTGTTGTGTGTTGCCACTCAAACAAACCACAGTTTGTGCAGGAAGAACAGTGGCATCATCTGCAGGAACCAAGTTTATGATAGGTTCAGGAATTAAAGGCGCCACTGTGTCTGGTACAATAAACTGTACCTCATAGATTTTGTTTCTTACCTGTGGGTCCACATCAGCAGCAAAAATCACACGACTGCCGTTGATCAAGGTGTATCCATCTATGCCATAGCCAATTGACCCGTTGATTGTGCTGAGCGCATCTGTGGCATTGAAATCAATTACATCAACTGGTTGTTTGCTTTGTGTGCCAAAATTATACAGTCTGGTTCCAGCACGGTATTCGAGAATAGGTCGTTTGGCACGGAAATTGTTGTCCACCACTGCCACTGTGTTGTTGTAGACAGCACTGGCATTGATCACATCAATGTGAAACCATCGATTTGATCTGGCCCAAGCATTTAGATCGGGAGCAGCACGATTGATTGTTAAGTAGTCGGGCACCAGCGGTTGATTCAAACTGGCATCATAGTTACCTATATCATAACCAGTGCTGTCATACGGTATGGTGGCACTTTGTGTGTAAGTTTCTGGGGTTACATAATTTTGTACTGGCAACAATTTTATTCCGGTGCCCACACCTTCAACATAATAGCTGTTGTTTTGATAGGAACTGGGAACCACAGTGCCAATGAATGTGACTTTGAGTCCGTTGGTGAATACCACACCGTTGGGGCTGGTATAATTGGGCTTGCCTAAAATATCATTGATGTCAATTACATCAGAATTATCTTGATCGAACAGTCTAATCTGTCCAAATATTTCAGGATCTGTACCGTCTTGGTAATACAACACACTCTTGGCCGCAGTCAGCAAAGGAATTTGTTCAAAGTAGCCATTGGCATTTTTGTACCATTGAGTGCTGCTGTAGGTTGTGCCAGACAATATATCAAACTTGTCATAGTTCGACACTGAAAAAATATTGGTCAATCTAATGTAAGGATTGCCAGCATCTGTAGTAACATAGTTGACTTGCCATACATCATAGCGCACAGACTCCGGAATTACTGTGGTTTGATCAAACAAGGTGGTGTCATATGACCCCAATTTTCCATTATTGGATGTGCCCTGCAACAGCGGGTCAAACTGTGATTGATCTTGCCAGCCGCCGGACTCAGCATCAGGATTTTGATTGATAAAAACCAAAGTTTTACCATCAAGATTGGTGATGCCATCAATGCCATTGGGGTGTTCGACCAAAAATCTGTCCACAAACACATTGTTGAGCTGATCAAAATTCAAGTTACAGATCAGATCTACTCCATTGGTTGGCAGTTGAGAGTCAATGCTGTTTAAAGTGTAGTAAAAGTTTTGTGCAGTGGCCAGAGGCACGTTGAAAGTGACTGTACCTAGGTCTTCGCCGTTGTTGACCACGCCTAGAACATCTCGACCGCTGATATTGGGTGTAGCAATTAGCTTACCATCTACGCCTGGATCTACCTGAATCCAAAACCCAGGGCCTGTGCCGGGTGTGCCATCAATGATGTTGAAAGTGCCTTTTAGGTTAGCAATTAGATCATTGGCATAATAAAGTGTATCAGGAGCATCAGTGGGTACCACAAATGTAATTTGTCCTGAGATTGCACCGTTGTTGGTTACCCCTTGGGTAAATTGGTTGGTTGTACCCAGAGTTGGCAGTGTTTTGATATAAAAAGCGTAGGGATCTTTCAAAGACAAATCAAACACATAGGTATTACCTCGAACCAATGTAAGTGTGGGATTGGGTTGATAGTCGATCACAAAAGCAGAGGTACTGTCGTTGGTCACGCGATAGTTCACAGTTTCTTTGGCATTTTGAGCTACCTGAAACTGATATGACCCGCCGCGTACAAGATTGATTACAGGATTTTCTCCGGCAACACCACTGAAAGTGTAAACTCCGTTGTCTCTTGTGACTGTAAAGGTGTCTGTCAGTGGTAATTGTCCGGCAAACACATCAACTGCATCAGGACCTCCGGGCAACCAATAATATTGGCTGAAATTTACCAGTTTGTCAAAGTCAACAAACGGGTCCCAGGTATAGTATTCGCTGGTATACAATCTGTCTGCATTGTCAGTAAATCCCCCGGCAAGACCTATAGCATCGGTAATTCCAGGATAGGTGATGGCATCGCGCACAGCATTTTGATTGCGCTGTTTGAGAATGACTCCTGGCTCTAGTTGATAATTGGTGCGCTCAGCAGTGTCTTCTTTGACATATTCATCGTTGGGATTGACACCAGGGCCAACTTGTCGACCCACAAAACCTTGTATTCTTTTTACTGATGGTTCTTGCACCAGTTGATCTAATGTGGCCGCCAGAAACTGTTTATTGGTTGAGGTTTGAAAAATCTCAGGTAAAAAGTCTACTGTTCTAACTCGGGCCATATTAAATTACTCCACTGCCAGGAGCAGTACGCAGGTTGGTACTGGTCAAGGCTTCAATCACTTCAATGTTATTTACTGTTGCTGCATTTACAAAAATTTGGTTTGGTGCCGACCGAACCTCATATAGGTCGCCAAAACTCTTTTGTGGATTCAACGGAACCAACACCACTGAACTTATGATGCCTCCGAGTTCGGCGTGCAAGTATGCTGCTAGTTCTGAAAAATAGAATGTGTCGCCAAAGTCCCACTTGTCAATGCTGAAATAATTATTCATGGCATTGACCACAGCATTTTTGATTTCGCTCACTGAAGCAGTACTGTTGAATGCTTTGATTACTTTGATTGTGCCTCTGAGACTTTCTTGGGCTTTTTCACCAAACAAAGGTTTGAACTCCACACTGTTTACAATCACAGAGTCTGAAATCATTTTAAAATCTTGCAGTCCTTGATATGCAGTAGACAATTCATTGATAGTAGGTGGCAATGGTTCAGGCACTGTGCCTGTAACGTCACGAATGTAGTTTTGATACGCAGTATAATATTGTAATGTAACAACATACAAATCAATGATGTTTGTTGTGCCTGGATCAATACGATTGGTCAGCGGACTGTTGTGACGGTATTGGAAATATAGATCTTGTCGACCGGTTCTAGCAATCCATTCATTGCTGAGAGTCAAAGTTCTGACTCCGGTTGCAACATTAACAGACAACACATAAAACAATTGTGTTTCGGTGGCATAAAAAACCTGGCCATCAATGAACTGTGATTTGACCAGTTCAATGTCGTCGAGTGTGGCATAGTCAGCATTGACTCGACCTTTTTCCACCAGTAGGTAGCGTTCAAGATTGTCAAAGTCCACGGTCTTTTCAAAGAAAACCAATTTTGTATTGGGATTGACACTGGGGGCCACAATGTCATTGAAAAAGTCTGGATTGTCGGGTACACCATCCACATCAGAATCTCTAAAACTCACAAGCACTTGAAAATCGTCCACAAAGCCATCACTCAACACAGGTTGATCCACAATGGTCAGTTTGATGTCCTCAGACAAAGGCAGAGCTGAGTCTGGTTGACTATTGGTTTTTAAAACGTTGACAAAGTCTTTGATCACTGTGCCAGTGCGACTATCGTAGACTTGTTGATCACCATAGAAGAAAAATCTGGTTTGAAGCACACTGCCAAACAAATACTCCAAGGCACGAGAACTCACAGTGTAAGTGCTGCCGTCTGTGATAAACTGTACCAGCCAGCTGGCATCTTGTGCAGTGCCCGATGTGTTGCCTGCGTTGGCCAAACTGAAATCAGCATCCACTGCTAGATTGGTCGATGTGATCAAATACCAGTTGCCTGCGCTGCCAGTGACTGTGCCTAAACTGTCATAACCAATGCCAAAATTTCTATTAAACAAAATTTGCTCGGCCATTTGGCTTTCGAATGCTGTGGGCAAATCTGTCACAAATATTGGAATCACTTGTGTGGCCACCGCACCTGTGGGCACATAGTTGTTCAACGTTACTGGTCCAGTACCATTGGGCAAATTACCCAGGCCATCATTGGTTCCGTCGCCTATCACAGCAGTTGGACTGGCCCAAAGCACCAACTTTTCGTCGGGCCGAATAGGCGTACCAACTTTTAGTCTATTGTTGGCATCGAAGTAATATCCCGGCGGTGGTTCAAACTTGACCAAACTACCGACCACAATATACTTTTTATTGTCACTGGTAAATGGCCCAATGGACACAGGATTGTTCAATGTGTTTTTAAAATACCCCGTGGTGGTGTTGGCAATAGAAGTGCTAAGATTCCAGGACACTGCCAGCGGCACAAGACTGGGACGAATAAATTCAGCATAGTAAAATTGCTGCATCAAGCTAGAACGCAAAATAGGTTGTACTTGATTTGCAATAATGTTGGCAACTTCGTTGTTGGTAGTATATGTAAACTGAAAACTAGGCAGCCCGTAGTTGCGATAAAGTGCACCATCACTGGAAAATATGTTGGTGCTGGCATACTTGCCTGTGCCATCAATCAATTCCAAATATCTACTGGTGCCAATACTGGCACGATTCAATGCCTTGCTTTTGAGTATGGAGTTGTAGGCTGTGAACGGAAAGTTATTGTAGTCTTCGCCGTTGACCATGCGGTTCTGAGTATAGTAACGAGCAGGAGCTCGTTGTTTGATTTCGTTGATGTTTTCTCTGGCCTGACTGTTGCTGACAGGAGTTGTCAGTCCGCAAGTAAAAGTAATAGTTTCAAGTTGTCCTGTGCGACTGACATAGCTGATGGGTATGACCACACTCTGCATTTCTTCAGGATTGATAATATACTGAAGACCGTTGCTGGCTCTGACATAAGCGCGGAAGCTGCCCACAGGAATAGCAGAAAATACACCATCACCAAAATTCAGTGTGATCTGATCGTTGGTTCTGCTGGTAATGGAATAAATGCGTCTAACACCTGGTTCAGTTTGTTCAGCAGCAGCTCCATACACGCTCTGCACAAACTGCCATTCCCCAGCCACTGATCCTACATCGTCTAATTGATACAACCAATGGTCTTCGTTGTTGCACCCTTCAATGTTGATGGGCACTGTTCTATTGGACACACGATCCGCAAGATTGAAGTCTTGGTTTTGCAGCACACCTTGTTTGAAATAAAAGAAGTAACCTGTGTTAGCCGAGTTGAATCCCAGCTGATCATTACGGAACAACACATTGAACTGTCCATTTGGCAAGGGACTGGGTTCGTACACAAAGTCTTTGTTTACGGTTGTGGCGTTGACCACTTCAAACGGCATGCTGACACCGTCTACTGTGGAAGTATATGGAATTACTGGCAGAAAACCGGGTACTAGGTTCACTGTGTACTCTGCGGTATCTACACCCAGAATAGTTGTCCGGTTGGCTGGACGACCAATGCGTTGACTGCTAACCAGGCTGGCATTGAGAATGGCCGTGAATTGATCTTGCCAGTTAAAGTTTGTGGGGTCTGCCCAGTTTACTGTGATGTTGGCCAAATTGATGCCATTGATGTCGGTGACGTTTTCTGTGGTTGTAACACTGAAAACTTTGAGATATCCTGAAGCAGCAATGTTTCTCTTGGGTGTGTAACTGACCAGGTTGGCCAATCGCACTACCGAATCTCGTCGTTCTGCTGTATCTAAGTAGTTTTCCCGAGCATTGAGATCGTTGCGAAAAGCCAAGCTCTGACCCATAAATGCAATGACGTCAAGAAGAGCAATAAATTCTGAACTTTCAATGTAGTCGTTGAAAGTTTCTGGGTAGTAGAGACGCAGATAATCTACAAAACTTTTGCGAAGAGTCTCAAAATCATAGCTTTGAAAATCAGCTTCACGATAGGTCTGGTAGATGCGTTTCCAGTCTTCGACGCCAAAAATTGCTGTTTGTCTGGTAGTCTTAGCCATAGTAGTCCATTATTTGTTTATTTATGGAACTTAAAAACGGCTCAGTTAAACGTAGCTGGCTGTGCGTGTGAGTTGATCAAAGAAAATGCTTAGGCGTTCGGCATCTGTGCTGGGCACAATCATGATTTCTACCTGCAACAAAATGCCATTTTCCTGGGGAAAAACTTCAACGTTGGAAATTTGCAGCCTTGGATCGCCGCCGGCCACACGCTGTATTTCTCTAGTGATTGAGTCAGCAATTTCTGTGGTTTGATTTTCAAACAGGTTGTCCCAAAGAATGGTACCAACCTGGGGACGACCTGGAACTTGCCCCTGTCTAATGTTTAAGGCATTGAGTAAATCTCTGCGAACCAAGGCACTGTCGGTCAGCGTAAACTTTTTGAATTGTCCTTGTGTGTTGAATCCAATAAAAACAGGCATATGTGTATTTAACCTTGTTTGTTACCTGGTGCAAACCGGAAAGTACCATCCTCACCAGTTGATGTTGGTGTTACAGCTATGACTGCTGCGTTGGCTACATTGGCTTGTGTTTGAGTCACTCTAACCGACGGGGAAGCAGTGGCAATCGAAGCCACAACTTCTGCAAAACCAGGTGTTGCTGCTGATTGCAAGATTCCATCATCCTGTTCTGGAAGTACTTCAGTTACTGTTTCAGGCTCTGGGGTAGTATACTGTGGTACTTCTATCTTTTCGTTGTCGATTATTTGTGCTGTTTCCTCATCGATCACTTGCCTTTCTACAGCATTGTCTATGGCGTTGGCCACTGGTTCCAACTCAACTTCGTCGGCATAGTTGTCGATAAGATCTACAGCATACTGACCTTGTCGTGCAGCTATTTCCAAGTCTCTGGTCAACACACTGTCTGAACTAAATCCATCTACCCATTGAACTGTGGCTTCTACTCCATATTCCGTGGCAGGTTGCAAAAATGTTGCAACGTATCTTGGAGGTTCATCACCACTGATCACACCCGAATCAATTAAACCTGCAAATGCGCCTGCCACTATGACCAACTGTGCAACGTTCTGTATCTGACGAGATTTCAAATAATCAGACAGATTGTTTACACCCAGTTGACCAGTCCATACACCCGAAGAATTCAACACCGTGGCAGTATCGACTCCAGTTTTGACCAAGGTCAACGCCTCTGGTTTTACAAAGCCAGCACTGACCAACACATTGAGTTTTTGTCCGTAAACTCCCACACCTCGATTGCTGATGTCTGGTCCAGAATAGTAAGGATTACCCAGATCATCTAGTTGCCAATTTGGCAGTAGTTGGCCTTGACTGTCGTAGGCTGGATGTTTTACGGCCATGGCTTTGGCTGTTTGTGCAGTGAGTGCAGTGACTTGAATGGCTGTGGATGCGCCCACAGTTAATGTACTCAAAGGTTCCTTTACAATATCTTCTACGGTCACACCGTTTTCTACTGTGGGCACAGCATTGATTCTATTGTAGGTAGAATTTGCGTTGCTGTTATTGGCCACTGCTGGCACTTTGGGATTGAGGTCCGTGGTAACATCTGCTCCTCGACCTGCATAGGCATAGGGCTGATGTGTTGGAGCACGAGTTACAATAGTTTGCAGAGCCTCTTGTTTGACAACCCAGCCTTGTCCTTGTACATAACCGGTGTCGGCCAACTTGAAATTGGCCATAGAAGGGATGGCCGGCACAGGAATTGAGCCGCCACTGTTGAGATTGATCAAAGACCCTTGTAAACTCAGAATGCCGGAGCTTTTCCAAGAACCCCTTGATCCCTGTAGAGCCAGTGTGCCATCGCTGCGGATACCCAGACCCGACTTGCCCGAAATCAAAGCTTGTTTGTTGCTGTTCAGAAACAAATTTTCTACAGTTTCAACAATTGTGCTTTTTCCACTTTTCATTCTGATGGAACCGCCAGTGTACATGTTGATGCCTGCGTCAGCATGAAAGTTCAGCTGACCTTGAGTGCGTAGATTGATTGAATTGGCCGAGTACACATCCACAGTTCCCTGTTTGCCCAGTTCTATCCAGGTCATCCCGTTGGCATGCGTGATAAAAAACGCATCGCCATCGTCGCTCATGGTAATTTGATGTCCTTTGGCGGTTCTAATCCGTATCAAAGTATCTTTGCCTTCGATGTCACCGTCATCCATGACAAAGGTATGACCACCTTGACGACCAATCACTGCAATATCTTGCAATCTCACCTGACCTTTTTCCAAGGCTTCTTTTAATTTTTTGGGATCGTTGTATCCACCTTGATAAATGGGCTTGCCGGGTGTGGAAATTCCGTAAACGTTGCTGGGGCTTTCTCGCTGCGCACTGCTTTTGATAGGTCCACGAACAGGATCCCGGTTCAGTCCCTGCTGAAACATCACTGCTTCTACCACACTCTGCACAGGTTTTTTCTGATCAAAGAATCTAGGATTGTCTGTGATTTGTTGATTGGCATTGTTGATTTCTGCTACTGGGGCTGTGGGTACACCTTTCAATATCTGTGCCATTGCTGGACTGCCTGGCTGATAATTGCTGCTGGCACCAATGGCTGGAATCATGTGGTTGAGGCCGTCTTCGGGTATGCAACCAATATAGTACCCCCCGGCTGTGGGATCACCACTCACAAAGAAGCACAGTACCTTGGTACCCAGGTCCGGAGGAGTAAACCACATGCCGTAGCTGTTGGGATTTCCAGGATAGGTGCCTACGCCTGCTGAACCAGTTTGGGCTGTAGCTCCATAGAAGGGAGTGATATATCTCACAGTGCGCCATACTGTTGGATCTTTTAGATTGGGACTGCCGTCTACGTTGTAGCTACCAAACTGTTCAATCCAAACCTGTAATCGACCTCCGCGTGTGTTGTCAACGTTGTTGACCACTATACCTATGTAAGGACCAAATTCCGTAGGTACGCCGCCGCGATCAAAACGATATTCTTGTGGTCGTCCAGTACTTCTACCTAGGTTCTCTGCCATTATTGATCCTTAACTATTAACTG